ACTTATGGAAAAAGCGGGGTTAATAACTAATTTAGAATTGCAACCAAAATTTGATTTAATGGTTAACGGTACAAAATGCGGATTTTACAAGGCTGACTTTCGCTACATGGAAAATAAAAAGGAAGTTATTGAAGATGTAAAAGGGGTGCTAACCCCTGTTTACAAATTAAAGAAAAAATTAATAAAGGCAATTTATAACATAGATATTTTTGAAACATAAAAACAAAGGCTTATCACATAAACCACAGAGGTAATTATGATTAAATACATAGCGTTAATATTATTATTTTGCAGTCAAGTGTCAGCAAATGGCGTTTATATTGGCGCTATAACAAAACATTTCGATAGACTACAACAATACAAATGAATTAATCATCATTGAGCATAACGACTACATGATCGGATGGTTTGTTAACTCATATTACAATGACACATTTATTGCAGCGAAAAGATTTAATTATAAATACAAGTCGCTTGAATATGGGGTTATAGCGGGTGTTTCGTATGGGTATTATTGTGATGAGCTTGTTGTGTGCTTCAATAGGTTCTCGCCCGTAATGGCGCCGTATGTTTCTTACGCTGAGTATAGAATGCAGCCGACCGTTTCTATTATGGGCGCGGCTGTATTTTTAACATTAAAAATTACTTATTGATTATTTAACGGGCCTTTCTCCATTAGGGAAATCAGGTTGTTGCGGGTAATCCCTCAGAGCGTTTCTATAGTTGCGCCACTCTGAAACCGTTCCCGCACCGCCATCTTGAACTTTTAATAACTCAACGTCTGCGCTATTAAGTTCACTATCACGCCACGCCCTTTCCTCTGACGCCTTGATTTTATTGAGTTCTGACTCTGTATATTGTGGGGCTGGCGTGTTCCCTTCGCCCAACCACTTGTTATATGAATCGCGCAAATGACCTGTATTGCCACTTGGAAGCGATATTGAGCCATTAATAAGCACGCCGTTTTCTGTTAGTTTTGATGATGTAATTTTCATTTTATAGCCTCGCATCTAATGTTAAATATGCAGTCGCCCACGCAGAGTAAGTGCTGCTGAGCACTAGATCCAAGAATACCCAGTTTTTGTCTGTCATTATCGATCCGCCAGATTGACTTCTGGTGCCTAAGTTCGTGCTAACCAGCGAGTCCCGAACGCCTGCCACGGAGCCAAAGGACACAGCAGGATCTCCCCTCATTACTGAATGCATCTGCACTGGCGAGCCGAAATAAGATACGGTTGCATTTACAATTGAGTTCCTTGCTATAGCGTCGTATTGAAAATACCAATCCACCCGCTTTAGGCTTGCGGATCTTTCTTCGTCAGGAAAATTGGTTGTAACAAAGCCCTCCTCAAGAGATACGCAGGCAATATCAAATGTCCCTGATTGATGCCCTAGCGCGTCAGTCCTTGCGTCAATCGATGACCCTGCATCAAACCAGAAATTAACAGCTAATCTATCATCACCGTTTGTTCCAATGGTTTTACCAGTTAGGGCTGGTACATCGATTATAACTTCGTAGCGCTCGAATGATGTTGTTACAGCTATTTTTTTTGTTCCGATTCCGCTTACTGACGAACTAGGGGATCCCCCCGAACCGAACGCCTGCTGTAATTCAACTGATATATTTTTTGGAGAGTCTGCCTTTGCATAAAATGCCATCACAGACTTCTTACCGGCTAGGGTTCTAACGGAGTTAATTAACTGCCTTTTGAGTACAAAATTATTAACCCCTACCACACTCGCCACCACTGTCCTGCTATAAAACTCCGCCCCCGGCACTTTGGGTATGTCGGAGCCAAGAGCCAAAGTTTGCTGGCTATGGGTTTTTGTAGACCCTGAGTTCTCATTTGACCACATCGTGTCACTTCCATAACCGCTCGATGTTTGGTTTATGCCCTCAAACCAAAAATCAAACTTTCCATCAACAATTAAATTTCCAGATAGTTTTTGAGAGTTTACAATCTTCCACTCGGAATTTGACGTAGATGGCTCGCTCGCTGTTACATCTGCAACATCAATTAATAATTGCCAGTTATTTGAGTTGTGAGCAACAGAATACGGCACATTTGCAGCGCCTGTTTGATCCGACCAATTGCCAACAAAATTAGCGTTTGATTGTGATACCAATGATGCGGTTTCTGCATCAGAGGATAACTGTGTAACTTCAGCCCCTAAAGTATTCATCTCTCCGATTGATACATTCATATTATCAGCCAGTGTTGCCTGATAACCTAAGCTATCATCACTATTAGCTGAAAACTCGGCCTGTTGCTGAGTTAGCCTGTTTGGTGCATCCCCGCTATATAACGGGACATCTGTAACTGTAGTTGTTGCCATTTTATACCTCTATTATGCTAATCCGTTGACTTTGATTATTGATTTTGTGATTGTTGGGCTAGATATTACATTCCTGAATTTTTCATAATACCCGAAAACAAGAGTTGCATCATCTGTATTGTCTACATCACCAACCCAAACGGCGGGAACCTGCGCCAAATCTTTTAGTTGGGATCTAACATACGATACGTTATTTTTTTGTATCGTTACATCGAATTCAACTATATCAGCAGTGCCGCGCTTGTCGATTTCAAAGTCACCAAAAATGTTTCTTTTCTGCGTGGAGAAATCAAGCAACTCTATTGCTGTGTTGTAATTTGCGACGCCTAGCTCTATTTGAGGGCCTACAATTAAAGCTCCAATACTAATATCAGATGGCCCAGTAAATGTAATTGTTGCCGTAACATTTGAAAACGGCGGTATATCTAAAACAACAAACCTATCTCTTTTTATTATTGGTGAAAAATAGTAAGTCCACGCATCAATAACGTTGCTTTCGTCATTCATGGCGATGTCTTTATTATAAACCTCACCAAACACACCCGCATCAATAGTTACATTAACACCCGTTGCTCCATCTATCCCAAATCCAGCGACGCCAGTAATTGCAGTTGGTGATGTTATTATCTGTTCAATTGGAGATGCATCAATTGAGCTTGTTGATATTGAAGTATCGTACATTGCATATTTATTTGTTGCGCTGACAACTACCCATGAATTAGAGTCTAATTCTGGATCGCTTTGAGTATTGGTCGCTGCTTCATATAATTTATGCGTTGTTGTTTTTATTACCCTTTCGCCTGTCAAGTAAGGGCGATTTATCAGCAAAACATCGGCAGGGCTTCCCACGCAATAAATATTCCCGTCGCTTGCAATAGATGACGCCCTGTAACTACCAGTATAAGATCCAAATTCACTAAGCGTTTGCGATGCTACATCTATCTTTAAAACCTTCCCGTTAGGCCCAACGCAATAAACATTGCCATCGACCGAAAGAGATGATGCTTCGTAAATATCAGGGTAAAAACCAAACTCGCTTACTGTCTGGGTCACTACGTTTATTTTTAAAACTGGGCCAGCGAATCCCACGCAATAAATATTGCCGTCATTAGCAAGAGATGATGAAAAATACACGCCTTGGTACGACCCAAATTCACTAACAGTTTGCGATGCCACGGTTATTTTTAAAACTTTATCGCCAACCCCGCCCACGCCGTAAATGTTGCCATCGTTTGCAAGTGTCAGATCAGCGTAGGCGTATGTGTAGGATCCAAAGGTGCTTACTGATTGACCCACTACATTTATCTTTAAGATTGTTGAGTTGTTTAACCCACAATAAATGTTGCCATCGTTTGCAAGCGCAGCCGATGTTGAGGTTGCCGCGTAAGCCCCGAAGGTGCTTACCGTTTGCAGTGCCACATCTATTTTCAAAACTACCCCAGTAGACCCAGTGCAATAAATATTGCCATCAGTGGCTAGGACGGCAGTCCGATAAGTGCCCGCAACTACGCCGAAGGTGCTTGTGGACTGCAATGCAACATCTATTTTCAAAACGTCGCCAGCGCCTCCTACGCAGTAAATGTGGTCGTCGTTAGCAAGGGCCGAAGCCATGTAAGAACCTACATACGTCCCGAATTCATCTGTTATTAGTGGGTCGATCCACTCAGCCTCACCTAAAGACGCATCTGGCTCTGGTATTGTAGATGTTAAGTTTGCATCTGTTATTTCATTTGGTTTTACTACTATCATGCTTCTAGCCTCACTTCTAAGCCATCCCGTCTTATGACATTCAAATCATCGGCGCTATCTAAAGTATTTTTAGCGGTTGCTTCAGATGCAAGTTTTATTGCTGAAATGTCATCTCTGAGCAATTTAAGCTCTGTTGCCATTGTATCATTATCTTTCGTTGCTGTCTGTTGTGGGATATATCCAGTAGCTATGCTTTCGTTAATGCTCGTTAACAGGCTCACTTGCTCTTGATTAGCCGTCAAGGTCATGTCTTCAATCGTTGCGGTTTGCGCAGTTAAATCAGCCAACTCAGCCAGTTTATTCGCCGTTACAGCTTGGTCGATATTAAACGCCGTCAAGCTTTCAAAGCCTTCCATGCCCGGGCTAAGATTAGAAAGATTAAGATCAAGCGCTTTGCTAAAGTCTCCCATCCTAGCCGCTTCGAGTGCTGCGGTTAATGACAGTTTGCTTGTTGCGACTTCAGTGCCATGTATGCCTACAATAGCGCCCCTCAAGCTGCTTGATAGTGATAAGAGGGAATTATTAAAAGACAGCAGCTCACTTTCAGCTTTATCTTGAATTTTAATCTTATCGTTTTCAGCTTGCTCTTGGTTTTTAATTCTCTCTCTTTCGGCTTCCTCTTGAGATTCTAGTAATTTATTTCTGTCCTCTTCTGCAAATATCAAACCTAATAACGACTGTAAAGACTCATCAGTGGCATCTATCTCGCGCTGCCTAATTATCGACAGTGCATCAGACTCCTTGCCTTGAACCTGTAGCAGCTCAAGCTCTAAATCACCTTTAGCTATAGCAATCTGGCTCAACTTGTTTAATCTTTCCTCTTCTTTTTGTGCGAGTTCACTTGCCACTCGATCAGATTCTATCAGAGCTTTATTTCTATCTTCCTCGGCGAATATAAGCCCTAATAGAGATTGTAACGATTCATCAGTAACATCTATTTCACGCTGTCTGATTATTGCCAAAGCTTCAGCTTCTTCGCCTTGTAATTGAAGCAATTCTAACTCTAAATCACTACGGCTTTTATTTAACTGCGCGACCTCGTTTAATCTTGCTTCTTCAGCGTCAACCGCCGCCCGCTCTGCATCTTCTCGCTTTTTAGCAGATTCCGCGTAAGACTCGCCGATCTCTTTGTTTTTATCTTCTATTAAATCAAAGTATTCTTTAGCGAGTTCCTGAGAGTTTAACAGTGCGGCCATTTGCTCAGCACTGCCCGTTTGCATTGCGTCCCAAAATTGCTCTGCTGTTGTTATTGACTCAAGACCAACGTCGCTCATTGCTTCGTTAAATGCGCTTGAAATCATATCGAATTTGATATTTTCAGGCGCGAAACTATCAATAAACGATGCTGTTTTGCTTGCGAATTGATCAAGCCCGCCCGTCATCATGGCTAGATTATCTGCCATGCCAGCGAGCGCTTGTGAGCCGATTGTGATACCTTTGCCTAAGGCTCCAAATAACTGTTCAGTAACCGCTACTTGATTAGCAACACGCGCCAATGTTTCGCCTAACTCTTCGCCAGTCTGCTGAAACTCTCCGATAAACGGTACAACAGCGCCTGCTAAATCACTAAAGATAGTGCTGAAAACCGCTTCAATTTCTGCTTGCTGCTCATCTACACTTAAACCTTTTAGGCTTATGCGTGTTGTTGCGACTTCAAAAGTATTGATTGCATTAGCCATTCCTTCAGCGCTTAGCCCTAAAGCCTCGCCACCTGCGAAAACAGTATCGGCTAATGATTTAAATACTAATGAGAATTGATTGCTCGCATCGTCTAGCGCTTGGAATTCAACGTTTGTTTTGCTAGAGCTAAACACAAACTTTTTAGATTTTACTTTCTCGAATGCAAAAACAGAAGCACCATCAATCATATCTGTTAACGCACCACCTAAAATCTCAATCCCTGAATCAACAACTTTAGAGCTGCCACCAAAAATACTACCTAAAATCTCAGAGCCTAAAATCTCAGTTTTGACATTAGGCACAAAATCAAACTCAGCGCCTTTAGCTCCACGCGCAGTTATTCCCGCCGCACCTTGTATGCCTGCCTGCATTGATTTAAGCGCTGTAAGCATGTTCGTATTAATGCCCACAAGTTGATCGGTTGCGTTTGATGTTGATGTGATTGCTTTCTCTATTGAATCGGCTTTGTCACCCCATACGCTTAAACCTTGCGTCGCTTGATTGCCTGCTGATTCATCCTCAATACTTGAGCCAAGGCTACCAATCATTCCAACTAACGCTAATACAGCACTCACGCCACCGGTAATGGTTGCCATAGATGCCTCTGCAGCAATAGCCATGCCTCTTTGCGCAACAGTCACGACTTGCATCGCCACACCTAGCGATTTAAAACTGCTCGAGCCTTGCACTTGAAGTTGCTGAATTGCGCCTATTGATTCATGTATTGAATCGGTGACACTGCCGAAAATATCAACTTTCTCAATTTTATTTTTAAGGGTTTTAATTCTACCTTCTAGCTGGTCGATAAACTCAAGCCCTGTTTTTGCATCAATATCGCCCGCATCCATTGCAAGCCACACTTCAGTTATTTCATCTTGTAGTTTTTGCAGAGTTCCGGTTGAATCCTGCACCGACTTAATCCACTTAGAATATTCATTATTTACTTTTGCTATTGATTCAGGCACGCCCTTTGGGATGATCTTGAATTGTGACAATGTATCACCAGTTACCGCGTCCCTTTCTTTTCTGTAATTGGCTAGAAGCTGATCGCTTAATTTAATTCTTTCTTCGTAGCTATCAATTGACGCTTGCCCCTCTAAAGCAAAGGCGTTAATCATTTCCTCTGATATTGCAACAGTTAACGCAACTCTGTCTTCTGCTTGCTTTAGTATTTTATCTTCAGCATCTGCAAATTTAGTCGTTATTTTCTCAAGTTCGGCCGCGTAATCAATGCTATCTGAAAAAGGGTTCATAGCGTTTGCTATTTTTCTGCCGTCTAAGCTGGCTTTTTCAACAAGCTTATCAAAGCGAAGGCTTAACACTTCAACAAAAGCGTCCCCGTGAATTTTGGCAAACTCTACCATTTGCCCTATTTTAACCGCTGTTAATTGGATAAAAAATCTAGCCATTTCTGGTAGTTGTTTAAATCCGTTTAGCATATTGTCAAAAAATAAATTTGTAGATTCACTCCAACCCTTTGTTGACTCGCCCCATATTGCAGATATGACATTTACACCATTAACAACATCAGTCACAAACCCGTCAAACTTTCCAGCAACCGCGTCAAAGCTTTGACCCAGCGCACCAGATGCGATCCAATCAGAGAGGCTTTGTATTGCATCACTTGCAATCATTACTCCATCTTGAATTAGCCCGCCTACGCCCTGTTTTGATATATTTAAAAACAAGTTGTCCCACGTATCACCAAGGTTAGACAATGCACCATCTAGTGTTTTTGCACGTTGCTCCATTGCCCCGGCAAATTCATTTTTACCCAGATCCATTAAGAAGCCTTCAATTGCAGCCGCTTCTTTTTTGACTGTTTTAGTTACACCTCTGAAGGTAAACGATACATTGTCACCCTCTGATTTTGATTTAATACCAAACTCTTTTAGGCGCTCAAACTCACCCGTTGCGGCATCTGCAACGGCTTCAATCATTTGTGATAAGTCTTTGCCCATTGCGCTAGCTGTGTTGCCGTAGCTTGTCATTGCTTCTTCAGATGGAGTTAAGCCAAGGTTAACAAGTTGAGTAAATGCCTTTGTTGCCTGCTGTAAATCAAAAGGAGTTGTTGCTGCGAATTTCTGGATTGCATCAAACGCAACCGCGGCACCTTCAGCGCTCCCCGTTGCCGTAACTAATTGGGCGTTTAATACTCCGAACTCTCGACTGATACCCACTAGCTTATTCATTCCAGCAAGCGCAAGAGTCACAACGCCAATACCCGCCGCGAGTTTAGCGAACGAAGCGCCCATACCTTTAGCGTTACTAGATGTGGAGCGCTCGACCTTGTCGCCAGTTTTAGCGTATTTATTTAATGCTTTTTCGCCTTTTGTCAATCCTTTTGTATCAATAGCAAAACCAAGCTCCGCAATATCTTCAGCCATAATTATTACACCTCATATATAAAAAAACCGCGAATTAACGCGGCTCATTTTTTTTGCCTCGTAGAGACTTCATTTTTTCAGCAATTGCATTATCATTTGCTTGCATTGCCTCATCACTGCGATCTTTCCATGGTGAGGTGCATTGCGGGTTTGTGCCTTTATTTAACCACCCGACATAATCACGACTCATATCGATTATATTAATTGACTCCCAAGGCGTTAAGTCAACTTTCATTCTGTTGCAGTAAGCATCTAGCTCAATAAAGGAAAGCGGTGTCAATTGCATTCCTTTTGAATCAGCCATTCCAATTTCACGGAATGTGTGGAGCAAAAAAGGATCTACATCAGGCATTAAACACGTATAACTTTCTATGCCGTACTGCTCGATCCTTGTTTTTTGATGCTCTTTGTTTTTATTATCTTGAGCGGCATTAAGCCACCCAAGCTTTTGAGCGTAAAAGCTAAGATTTTCACTTAGCTCTTGATAAAATTTACTTCATCGTCCAGGAAGTTGATCGCCTGAAGTCGTAACGCTTGGTATTTGCCAAAGATAAACTTCACGTTTTCTTTAGTACATTCCAGTGATTTTCCTGCTTCGTCATATATATTTTCCCATGATGTAACAACAGCGACTAAACGGCTAGTTTGACCGTCTGCAATATCTTCAAAAACTTTAACCGTGAACTCTTCGTCATCTTTTTTATTGCGCTTTTTCTTCGCGTCAATGCGACTTTTGCGAACAGCGGCAGCAGCGTGTGATTTATGCATTGAACCACTTGCGCCCTGCATTGTAACGGTCATAGGCTTTTTCTCGCCCTCACCGATATAAGCAAGATCGCCAGATGGTGTTACAAAGTGTAATTTTGAACCAGCTTCTGAGTTTGAAACCGTGTCGAATTGATCCATAAAATTTTGCATAATATATTCCTCTATTATCATCCGAAAGTAAAAAGCGGTGGTAGTGGATGAAGCTACCAGTCTGCCGACCGTTACCGCTAAAAAGTTTTGCTTAGTATTGTAGTAAGCTTGCTTTGATACCAGTGCCACCAGTTAAGGTAATTACACCCTCAAGGTATAGCGCGATTGTATCAAGTTTAATTGCAACCTCATCGCCATCTGGAATGCTTGCCAATAGCTCGCCGCCAGTTAGGTCGATTGTTCCCGCTCCGTTTACTGGGTACGCACTAGGAGCGCCATCGCCAACGATTAACGGCGTTAACGGGCCACCAGATACATTATTTAAAATCAATGTAGCGTTTGTGCCTTGTTTATACGTAAACGTATCACTTGCGCCTAAAGTTGTAATGGCTACATCTTTTTGACCAATGCCCTGCATTGACGTAATTGTAATTACTGCCATAAAATTTACCTCTTATTTACACGATAGCCGGCGAGACAATAATGTCACTGTTAATTTCAACAGTGGCGTTTGACGTATACATGTTATCTGTACCAGCAACAACTTTTGACGCGCTCATAGTTAAAGCGGCAAAGAAGTCAACTGTACCGTCTTGATGAGTAACGGCAAAATAGCCATCTGCATCAACATCGCGTGCAACACGTAAGGCAATCTGACCAACATCAACAGGATCAACGTCCATTGTTAGCGCCATTGAGCCTTCATCATAAGAGCCTTTGTATTTAGACGCTCGACGCTGTGCAAGTGGTAAGGTTGTGATTAATGTATAAACACGGTCATATTCACCCATGTCTGTAATTTTACCCACAATATCCATTGAAGGATAGAGCGCTGTGTAACCAGCGAGATCAAAAGTCGCGGGCGCTGTGGGTGTGAATGATAGCGACGTTCCCGCCGAAGTGGATGATGCCATAATTAAAGCCTCTTTATGTTAGTTGAAAGTTATCAGTTAACTGATTGTTAGTTGATTACTGTAAATGTGATGCTTAGAGCGTAAATTTTATGCGTATCATCATCATCGAGTTGTGTCAGTGAGCTAGATCTCATTCTAACCATTTGCTGGTTAAAAATCAATTCTGTGCCACGTCCAAAGCCAAGCTGTAACACCTTAGCTATTGCCAAAGCTTGCCAGTTAGATCCCTCGTTAGCTTTAGGCGTATTTATTGATAGTTGGTAAATGCCTATTTGCATATCGGGCGAATCGTCCTCTATGCCTCTTGCTGTATCATCGCCGTACAGTGGGAACTCTTGAATGTACGTTGCGTTAGGATCTGGCTCGAAAGCCTCACCGTTTGGAATAAGCAAATAACTGTTACTTCCTGCAATTAATTTTGCTTGTTCATATAATGCTTTTGCTAAATCAAATTTACTTATCATCGGATTTTTCTCGCTAATCTAGCTACTATATAAGTCCATTGCGCGGCTGCTATTCTTACCATTCCATTTGGCGCTTGTTGTGAATGACCATACTCTAAGCGCCTTGCATAGGGTAGTGAATTAGTAAAAAACAGTTGGTCGCCTATGTCGTACTGAGTGCTTAAATGTAAGGCTTCAGTGTATCGTGGCCCTTTAATTATGCCTTGACCGTAATTAGAAAGCTTTTCAGTTGTTGATGTGTTTGGCTGATTTAAACCAGAAAACCAGTTGTTACGAAACAAACCCTCATCAACAGGGGAAAATTCCAAGGCAATTCCCGCAGTTTCAACAAAGGATTCCTGCCCTATCAAGCGCATCCTCTCTCTGTTTCGCCTTGCTATTTTCTGCCATTGGTTTTTAGCCACCAGAGCGCAACTGTAATTTACGAAAAACGTTAACACCGCCAACAGAATCAAGCTTATAAGCATCAACAATGCGCAATGTCTTACTGTTGATAGTTACTTGCATGTTAATTTCTGGCTCTGTTTCACTGTGGAAAAATACGAAGCTATCACCCGCCTGAATAACTGAGCCGTCAATCTCCCGCGTTTTATATTGCAATAGTGGCGTGATAGTTCCATCGATAGTTACATCAGGAACATCAGCGGTTACATTGCCTTCGCTATCATAACCGCGATAGTTACATCAGGAACATCAGCGGTTACATTGCCTTCGCTATCATAACCGCCTTTAGTGCCTTTCAATACAATCTGACTAGCCTCGCCATATTCGGCGATTAAAGCAGCGGCTTCAGCCCTTGCACCATCGTAATCAAATGCCATTAGAAAAACTCAACCGTTGCTTTATCTTCGTTATAATCAGTTAAACAACCACCAGCCATGATATTCGCTGCTTTACCGTATGGAGTGGCCTCAATAGCGTTTTTATCCATAGAGTTAACATTGTATGTTGTTTCGAGCACATCAAGCTTAGACTTAACAATAGAGCCTTTATATGATGGATCGTTAACAGCTACAAAGTGTGCAGATAATTGCAATTCAATCTGAGTTAAAAAAGCTTCATCACCACCGATACAATCAGCATTTTTATTGATGATAGCATTAGCAACGTTAATCCAAATCTGAATAACATCATCGGTTAATGCGGTTGTAACAAGCTCCTTTACTTCAGCAGGCGTTACGCGCGACATTATTTTTTACCTTTTGCAGTTACGGCAACTGGCTTTTTTAACCCTTCAATTTCAGCTTTTAGAGCTTCGTTTTCTTTGTTAAGTAATAGATTTTCTTCATCTCCATCGTTAATTTTTTCGCATAAGCCTTCAACTCTTAAGCCTAAAGCTTCACCTGCTTCATTTGCCTTTAATAGCTTTTCGCGTAGAGACTCGTTTTCGCTACACTTCTCTTTTATAAGACCTTCTAGGTTATCGACTAAATCTGATTTACCGCTACCATCAGCGATCACATCATCTTTTAATCGAACCTTGCCAACTAGGTTTTTTGCTTGCTTATCGCTTAACTCGATTTCAGCGCCTACTTTGTGGCCTAGTGTGTGTTTTTGCGTGACAATATAAGTTTTAGTCATTGTAATTCATCCTATTAATTAAACTCTACTACCCAAAAAGCCCCCAATTAAGGAGGCTGTGATTATTGGTTATTCGCTACACCGTACAGTGCATGATACCCGTATTGCCTGCTGAATCAGCTTTGATAACTTGCACCATAGCAGCGTAAGTTGTCATTGGCTGGCCTGCCATAGGGTTTGTTTTAGTGTGTGGCACTGAAACGATATCAGAAGCAACGCCAAGTTGAACAGTACGCGCAAGCATTTCAACAAACATTACGTTACTATCTGCTAGTTTTTCAGCAAATTTAACTTCTTTGATTTCTGGAATGTCCATGATGCGTTGAGCAACAGTTTTATCACCTTTCAAAGAAGAGTAATCACGATCCATTGATGCCTTGAAGTTTTTAGGGTAGTAAAGAACTACGCTATTCATTTCAACGCCACCTTGATCTTCAAACATTTTGCCGACCGATGTGATAACTTCATTTACAATTTTGTCGTAGTTTGCAGATGCAGACCA